TGCATACGATCTGGCCAATTATGCAATCATGTTTGCGATGGAATTGGAGCGTGAAAATGAGTGATACCAAAATTTAGAATTTGGGATAAACATGCCAAAAGAATGAGCTACGGCACACCTGAATTGTATGATGACATGATTGGGTTTCGATTCGAACATTTTAGCGTTGAAACGGATAGCTTTGATGATTTGGTTCTCATGCAATCAACAGGATTGAAAGATAAGAACGGTGTAGAAATATATGAAGGAGATATAGTAGAAGGACAAGCTATAAAATCAAATGGCGGCTTTGAATATAAAGGGAAGGTTGAGTTTGTCTGTCAAAGTAATGTACATGGTTATTGTATAACAGATATAAGTGGCGGTTCTTGGGACATTGAACAACTCGGAGCCAGAATATCACTCGATCATACAACCGGAATAATTATTGGAAATATCTATCAACACCCAGAATTATTGGAGGAGTGACCACATGAAATATCACTGGTACATCTGCACACAACCAAACAAGCCGACTGATTACGATAAATTGGTCGGTGGGGTGTATGGATATGAGAGTGAGCCGGAAAATGAAGCTATAGATAAATATGATTTGAGAAAAATGAGTTACGAGACTTTTGATGAACTGACGGAGAGATATTTTTGAGGAGGAAATAGAATGAATTTTGAAGAAATGAACGAATCTGCAGAAGCATTTGCAAAGTATGAGCTGATGAAGCAAGAGCGCATGGCTACCTATACACAAGGAGAAAAAGAAGCCTACAGACAAGCGCAAGCGGATTTAATAGACCTATCGAATGAGTTAGGTGAAATTCAGGATAAATATAAAGAAGTGAACATCGATGAATTAACAGATGAAGAATTCAATCGATACATTAACGACCGATTGAAATAAGGAGTGTGAAAATGGAAGAATTAGCGATTAAGTTAGCAGAAATGTTGGAAGTGACAGTAGAGTCTGCAATGGAGCTTTATCCGTTACTCAGGTATCAATATATTTGGTATAAAGTGTTAGGTTTTGTAGCCACGCCATTTGTCCTAGTGGCAATTGCATCCTTTGTAGTAGCTGTGTATTCGCTGCTTAGAATTCTCGATAGAGAAAGTAGCTTAAAGTTATATAAAGGCACTACTGGCGTTTACAGTTGGGAAAGAGAAATAAACGAAGCAAAAAGAGTTATTGAATCCAATAAAAGAAATTTAAAACTTTCAATCATAACTTTAGGCGCAACAACACTGCTGGCAATTACATTATATACCGTACGAATAATCATGGCTCCAGACCTGCACATGTTGTTAAACCTAATGAATTAAGGAGTGAATCGAATGGAAAAATATGAAACGCAAATTATAAGAGGAAAAGAATTTGAAATCATTTGGGAAGTTATAGATGAACGCGGGAATGTTGTTAAGCAAACAGTTGGTGAAGAACAGGCGAACGATTTTATTAATGACGCTGGTAAACAAGGTGTATGGATTATAAATGACTGGTTAGAAGAGGTGGAAGAATGAATTATAAATTCATTGTAAGTATTCATGACATTCACGATATTGAGGTACTAGCACCTGATGACAAAACTGCTAAAAAAATAGCGGAATTAATCCATATCGAGAAAGACATACAAACAAACCCTATAACACAAGTTAAAAAAGTAAAGGAAGTGGATGAATGAGTTATCCAAAAGTTATTAAAGGCGAAAGTGTTTGTGCTCAATGTGGGGAAATCATTGAAGGTGAATATTTGACGGTTAAAGACAACCATTTAATTATTAACTATTTTAGTTATGTAGATGGAGAGGACAACATCTTTTGTAATAATTATTGTTTAGCAAATTCAATGATGGCTGAAGTTATGTTTGTAGAGGAGTTGGAAGAATGAATGAATTAATCTTAGAGGGTATTGTTTGCAAGACATGTGGCGAATGGCTTAACGACATTGCAGATGATGTAGATGTTCCAGGTTATCCAAGGAATTGTATGGTTTGTGATGAAGAATATAGCAATAGTAAGGAGTTGGAAGAATGAGATATACAAACAAAATTTACCTAAAGAGTGGGAGAATAATCACACAGGAAAGCAACTCGAATTTAGCTGACGAAGTAGTGGTCATACATGATTGGGATAAAGGATCCATTGTCCTAGAGAGCAGTAATATCACGGCAATTCCGAGAAGAGAAGTCGAAATCATCGATACTAAGTTAAACGAGGTGCAAAATGACTAAGAAAATAGGAAAATTATTGATTGTATTATTTATCATCGGAGCACTGGTTGGAGCTTTCCTAAGAACCAACGAGCAAGAAGCTGTAATTACTGATTTAAATTATGAGTTATCCACTACGCGACAAGAATTGAGAAATACAAAGGGACAGCTGGAAAGTAAAGACGAAGAGCTATTGGACACAAGAGAACAATTAACTAAGGTAGCGGATCAACTAAATCAGATCAGGGCATATAACGAAAGAGAATATTATATGGAGGAGGAAATTAATGAGTAATATCATGACATTAGACCAACCAAAATACACAATTATTTGTCCGATCACGAGTCAAACATTATTTAAAAATAAATATGGACGACTTGAATGGGTAAAAATAACACCCAAGGGTGAATGGAAAAATTCAGAATTTACTGAAAGAGAAATTTTAAATATTGAACCCAAACTTATGGAGTATGCAAAACAAATTCATCTGTAACCGTCGCTAACGTTGGTATGGCAACCAAAACAGGCACTCGGTTACAGTAGTTACAGATGGTTACAGATAAAAATAATTCATCTGTAACCGCTGGGAGCAGTGTCACATCAATGTTTGTAGAGGGTCGGTTACAGGAGTTACAGTAGATTCCTATTCCTTATATAGTAGACCTTACTAAATATCTATTATATATACTCTAATATAATAAAATAGGGAATCATCTGTAACTTTTCGAAAAATAAAGGCTATAAACCTTAGAGCCACAAGGGGTTACAGGTGGTTACAGATGATTATTCTACTGTAACCGGTACTGTAACCGAGGAAAAAAGGAGTTGAAATGAAAATCGAGGACACAAAAGAGTATTTGAATGAAGTGCGAGATATTGATCAAGAAATAAATGCTAAAGAAGAATGGAAGCAAAAAATGTGGGGTCGATTAACTTCTATTGGTTCATCGAAAATAAAAGAAGTCAATGTACAAGAAAGTCAGCGACAAACCATTGAGGATCGAATTGTAAAATACATTGATTACTCAAATGAGTTGGATGACCTCATTGATGAATTGGTCGATAAGAAGATGAAGATCACTCGAGAGATTGAGATGTTGGAAGAACGGACGTATCGTACTCTCTTGATTGAGCGATACATAAATAACAAGAGCTGGGATGAGGTTGCTGATTGTTTGGGGTATGAGAGAAAATATACTATGAGATTACACAATGATGCAATTCGTGAATTTAAGAGACATAAAAAGACACAATAAGACAACCACCCGTGCTATTATGATAGTGTAGAAAATTAAACAGACGAGGGCTCTTCATCGGGCCCTTTTATTTACAGAATATAGCTCAGTCAGTAGAGCGCCCGCTTTGGGAGTGGGAGGACATAGGAGCGAAGCCTATTATTCTGATCGAGGTAACACTCGAAGGCTACGGAAATAGCCTAAAAACATATGCTTGTTTACGAACTAAGCATGTTGTGAATTCTTAAAACTTAGATTACATGAGAATAATCTATGTCTTTATTTGGGCGACTACTAAGGGGTGGTCGTCTTTTTTGATACATAGAAATAAAAAGAGAAGGTGGAAAGTTGGCAAAGGATGAATATGGACTAACGACAAACCAACGTGCCTTTGCTGATAAGTACATTGAACTTAAAGGCAATGGTACACAGGCTTATTTATTTGCTTATCCCAACGTAAAGAAAGAGACAACAGCCAGAGCGAATGCTAGTCGGCTGCTAACGAATGCTAACGTGAAGGATTATATATCGGAAAGAACCAAAGAGGTCTTAGTAAAGCAAAAAATGACCGGTGACGAGATCATTATACAACTAACGTCATTCGCTAGGAGAGAGCAACAAACCTCTTACAACAAACATTATGATCATTTGAAAGATAAAGTGGTTAAGGAAATGACTTATACGTTTCAACCGAGTGTCGAAGAAGCAGAAAACGCATTGGAAACGCTGGTTAAATGGGCTGGTTTGGATAATCCTAACAATGACTTGTATAGAGAGAAACTCAAAGCCGAAATCGAGAAAATTTACGCAGATATTCAAGAAGATGATACACAAGAAAACAAATTATCTGAGTATTTCGATCTATTGGGTGATGCCATTGACGATGAGTAAAGGGAGGTGGTTGTTGAATGGCACTAGATGATCTATATACCAAAAAACAGCAAGAGATATTGAAACGATCAAGAGAAAAGGATTGGTTTATGATGATTAATCATGGGGCTGTTCGGTAGCGTGCTGGTAAAACAGTCTTAGACAATGACTTATTTTTATTTGAATTATTGAGAGCCAGACAGAACGCAAACTTAGAAAACAAAGACCCTATGTATATTTTGGGAGCAACAACCGCTGGAACTTTGCAAACAAATATCCTCAAAGAAATAACAAGTAAATATGATATTGAATTTAAGTTTGACCGCTATGGAAACTTCACGTTGTTTGGGGTTTACGTGGTTACAACATTCACATCTTCAATTGCAGGTTTAAAGTCCATTCGTGGGATGACCTCCTATGGGGCTTACATCAACGAAGCGACACTTGCAAACAAAGAAGTCTTTGATGAAATCATCAACCGTTGTTCAGGGCTCGGGGCTCGAATTGTTCTTGATACCAACCCCGATCATCCGCAGCATTATTTAAAGGTGGATTACATTGACAAAGCAGATGGTGAAAGAATCATCTCTAATCATTTTACTGTATTTGATAACAACTTCTTAAATCAACGCTATGTGGATAACCTGATTGCAACAACACCGAGTGGAGTGTTTACTGAACGTGGTATTTACGGTCGGTGGACATCCGGTGAAGGGGCAGTTTATCGTGATTTCGACGAGAACAAACATTATGTGGATGGTATTCCTCATCTCGTTGAGTATTATGCAGGAGTTGACTGGGGTTACGAACACTGGGGTTCAATTGTTGTTGTGGGTGAAACCTCCGATGGTACAACGTACTTAATTGAGGAACATGCCGAACAACATGAAGAAATCGATTATTGGGTGAAAGTTGCACGAGGAATACAGAATCGATATGGAAATATTCCTTTCTATGCAGACTCTGCTAGACCGGAGCATGTGGCTCGATTTAATCGTGAAAACATTAAAACATACAATGCAAACAAAGCCGTCTTATCGGGTATAGAAGAAGTATCTAAGCTTTTAAAATCCGATAAGTTTTTTGTTTATGAACCGAAAGTTAAAAAGTTTAAAGAAGAAATTTATCAATATATTTGGAATGAAAAAACAGGAGAACCTCAAAAAGAACACGATGATGTTTTGGATGCTTTGAGATATGCCATTTACTCACATGGTCGTGTAGGTTCCGGAATGAAACTATTCAAGAGAGGAGTGTAAGATTGATTTACTTAGACAAAAAATATAAGAAATTTACTTGTGACAAAGACATTGAAATCACCTCTGATTTAATTGAAGAAGCTATTCTAATGCACCAAATAGAATTAGTTCCTCATTATGTGGAAAACGAGGATATGTATTTAACAGACCATCCGATTTTACATCGTGAAGATCGTCCGGATTATAAACCCGACAATCGAATGGTTGTAAATACGGCTAAATACATCGTAGATACCTTTGAAGGTTATCGAATGGGAAACCCGATTAAATTATCACACGATAATAAGAGTGTCGATGATTTTATTAATGAATTCAGACAATCCAATGATATGCAAGATAAAGAACCCGAAGTTTCTAAAGACACCAGTATCTTTGGACATTCTTTTTTATACGTGTTTCAACGTGAAACAGGAGAAACCGGAGTCGCTTATGAATCACCTATTTATATGTTTATTGTTTATGATGACACGATTGAGGAAAATCCTTTATTTGCTGTTCGTTATGCATTGGATGGTTATAGTGGTATTCGATTCGGTGAAGTTATCACGGTGGATGAGATTATAAAGATTGAACCGAATGATGATTTAATTGTTCATCTGGGTGAAAGTAAATCCCACATTTATGATTATTTGCCGGTGATTGAGGTAACCTCTAATGAGGAACGTCAAGGGTTATTTGATAGTGTTAAAACACTGATCAATGGTTTAAATGACGCAATCAGTGCTAAAGCAGATGATGTGCAGTATTTTGCGGAAGCTTATTTAAAAATCACTGGTGTGGAAATGGATGATGACGATGGTGAAATGATTGGTGAGAGTCGAATTCTTAATCTATTCACTTACGATGATAAAAGAACAGTCGATGCTGAATTTATGCAAAAACCATCCGCTGATGAAACACAAGAAAACCTCATCGATCATCTGTGGTCAATGATTTTTACAATCTCAATGGTTGCAAACATTTCGGATGAGAACTTTGGATCAAATGAATCAGGTATTGCGATGGCTTATAAAATGCAAGCAATGAGTAACTTAGCAAAAGTTAAAGATAGAAAGTTTGAGTCGGCACTGGATGATTTATATCGAGTGGTTTTTTGTGTACCAAACAATCAAGTGAAACCCGATGATTACAAACAGATCGAATACACCTTTACTCGTAACGTACCGAAAAACGTCAAAGAAGAAGCAGAAATTGTTGAGATGCTGGACATGCATGTTACGGATGAAACGAAATTATCTGTGTTATCGATTCTTGACAATGCAAAAGCAGAAATTGACAAAATGGAAAAACAAGAAAAAGAAAGAAGTTTACCTCCACAACGCAGACCAGATGAAGAATCTGAGGACGATGAGGAGGTAGACGATGTCGAAACACGAAGAGTATTGGACGAAGAGACTGAATGACATTCTAACCCATATAGACCGTGAAGATATCGATATATTTGATGAATTAAACCGAATGTATCAGAAAGCGTCAAAAGAGCTACAAGACGAGATATTTGAGTTCTATGGGAAGTATGCAACAGATAATAATATCAGTAAATCAGAAGCCAAAAAACGATTGCGAGGTACAGATCTATCAGATTATCAAGAAAATGCTCGGAAGTATCGAGAGGAAGCAAGGGATAACCCAGAATTACTTGAGCGACTCAATGAGCAATATGTTTCAAGTAAGGTGACACGCTTAGAAGCTCTTTATTTAGAGGTCGTCTATGTAACTGGTGTATTAAACGGTGAAATGCAGTTGCTTTTCAGTGATTATCTAAAAAGAGTAGCTCAGCATTCTTATTCCAAAGTAATGGGTGGATTAAGCGATAGTACACTAAGCCCTCATGTATTGGAACAGATTATTTCACAACCTTGGGATGGTTATAACTATTCAGAAGCCCTTTGGGGGAACACAGATCATTTAGCACAGAATTTAAAAGATACATTGCTAAATGGATTCATCAAAGGACATCATCCACGACAAATGGCACAAGGTATTCGTAAAGAATATGGTGTAGCTCGTTCAAGAGCGGAAACATTAGTCCGTACAGACGGTACACATGTTGTCAATAATGCAAGTATGCGGCGTTATAAAGACGCTGGATTAACAAAGTATAAGATCCATGTGCATATTGATGATCGAACGACCAAAATCTGTCGGAATGTTCACCAAGCGGATGAAGAATATCTCATTAGTGAAGCAAAACCCGGAATCAATTTACCTCCTCTCCATTACAACTGTCGAAGTACCGTGATTCCATTGGAGGAGGAAATTAATATTGATTTATGATGACGATAAAATCATTGAAATGAAACAACAAGGAAAAACTTGGGATGAAATCGGTGAATATTTTGGTGTTAAAGGTGAGAAAGTCCGTGGATATGCTCGTAAACAAGATTGGTATAAACAAATTAAACAATCCGATCCGCATGATAAGGCGAATGAGAAGCACAAACAAACCTACCAAAAAGACGGTAGTATTTCCTCTGAAATTCAGCGGCAACTCAAGGAAAAGAAAACATTTACAAAAGATGAATTGTTAGAAATACATGCGTTAGATTCTAATGAGTTCCAAATTCGGACAATTACATCCAACGAATGGAGCATGACAAATGCTGAAGGTGATAAATATTGGAACTTTCAATCAAAGATTGTTGCTGAACCGAGAGTTCAAGAGATTACACCTGAATTTATAGCGAACCTGTTTGAGAATGTGAAACCAATTGAGATTGAATTGAATCTCGACGAAGTGCCTGATAGTTATTTGTTGATTCCATTGTCTGATTTCCATTGGGGATTAAATTATGCGAATGATTATGCTTATTTAAAGAAAGAAATCCAAGACTTAATTATCGAAGGTCATTCAGAAATACTATTTGTTTTAAATGGCGATTTCTTTCATGTAGATAACTTCTTGAATACAACCGAAAGAGGAACAAGAGTTGATGATGTTGACTTTGAACGTGCAACAGAGGACGCATATAGCTTCATTGTGGATCTTTTACATTGTGCTTTGGAGCATAGCCCTTATGTGAAATTAAGCTATCTTCCGGGCAACCATGCACCTTCTGTGGATTACATGTTTACATACGGACTCACAAAGTTGTTTCCGCAAATTGAAATCGATGGAGCAATTGATCACTTCAAACATGCTTGGTTGGGAGAGCACTCAATCTTCTTACATCACGGTGATAAACGCCGGACAAGTACCAAACTGTTGGAAGTTATCGTAAGTAAATTTTCAAGTGAATGGGGTGAAAGTAAATCTCGGTACTTGATTACTGGACATTTTCACCACGAAAAGAGTTTAAGTAACGCAGGAGTTACACATTATCAAGTATCTTCTCCAAGTAAGAATACGGATTACGAGAAAAACAATGGTTACATAACCTCTGAAAATGGTTTAATGATTTTTGAATTCGATGATGTAAAACGACGTGCCATTTATTATTTATAGAAAGTAGTGAAAGAATGAGAAGCAATATCGGTTTTCTACAAGTTTTAATTTTTATACTCGTTATATTATATGGATTTGGATTCATTCATTTAAATGTATTTCTATTGATTGCCCTCGTACTTGTTGGTTGGGTAGATAGTTACGTAAAGGTCGATAAAGGCAATCAGGATGTGAAATATAAATGACAAAGAATTGGTTCGAAAAAGATTCCAAACAACGAAAAGAACGTGGAGTAAGTGTAAATGATGTACTAGCTTCCGTGAATGATATGGAATTTGACGAAATTATCGTTATGGGGTTCAAAGATGGACGACCGTTTCATTCAATGAGTGTAGCAGATGGTCATCGTGCCGTTGGTTTATTAGAACAGTTGAAAAATACAATGCTCAACAAATAGAGAGTGGGTGTAAACATGAAACTTGGACATTGGGCACATATATTAACTTTAGTTTTTGTAGCGGCAAAGTTATTTGGTGCTATTAATTGGAGTTGGTGGTTAGTATTTACACCATCCTTAATTTATTTTGGTTTCTTAATTTTGTTATTTACTTTGTTAGGGATATTGGCTTTTCTTAAAGAAACAATTTAGAAAGCAGGTGATCCGCATGACAATCGTAAGAAAACATGCAGTATCTCGCTCATATTGAGTGTAAGGAGTATTCGAATGATTGATTTTGAAGAAGAAAGACAACGTAAAGAACGTGGCGTGACCGTTAAAGATTTATTGAATAGTGCTTTGGTCAATGCAGATGATACAGAATCTATTGTGATTGTAAGTAAATTAAAAGACGGATCAGTTTACACTGGTTTCAGTTGGGAAAGTTCATTGGAATCATTGGGAATGTTAGATATAGGAAAAATACAGATTATTGATGAAATGACACAACAGTAAGCTACTAGTTAATTGGTGGCTATTTTTATTGGTAAGGGGTGATGAGATGAAAGGAACAGAAAATAAAGAAGTGGGAAGTAACGTTAAAGTTGGCGGAGCCGGACTTATAGCAGACGCAACTATCAAGAATATTGAATTATCTAACTCACAAGTAAGTGATACTTTAAGACAGTTAAATTCAAATATTAAAAACCAAAGAGAATTAGAGCGTCAGGAATTCGTATCGTTACGCGCACAGGTTTCTACGCTTACGCAAGTAGTAGACAGTTTACAAGTTCAAATAGATGAGTTGAAAGGAAAAATTAAATAAATATACGAAACAAGCTTAGTACCGTTCACGGGCTAGGCTATTTTTATTGTCCAAACCTTGCTTACTGACGTTAAAAGATGCATGAGATTCGTGGAGGTTGCACGTAAAAGCGTAAGAGGAGAAAACAAAATGGAAAAAGATTTATTAAAAATGAATTTGCAATACTTTGCTGAGGATCCTAATGACAAGGGTGGTTCTAAGGATGATCCGGACAATCCAAAAGACCCAGAAGAACCTAACACAGAGGATGAAAAAACAGTAACAGTTGCTGAAATGCAAAGACGTATTAAGAAAGAACAAGAGAGATTCGAAGATTACCAAAGAGAACTCGAGGATAAATTCGAGGAAAAGCTCAATGAAGCGGAAAAACTTCGAAAAATGAATGAAGAAGAAAAACAAAAATACGAACAAGAAAAGAAAGATAAACGTATTGAAGAATTAGAAAACCAATTGAATCGTCATGGTTTGGAGAAAGAAGCAACAAGTATGTTGGCAGAACACGATATTCCAATCAGCGATGAAGTTTTCAATGTTGTTGTTGGAGGTGACGCAGACCAAACAAAAGAGAAAGTTGATTGGTTTGTAGAACTCATTGATGGAATTGCTGAGAAGAAAATTGAGGATTACAAGAAAGGTGAAACACCGAAAAGCACGAAAGGTGCGCCATCATCAGCAAGTAAGAATCCATTCAGCGAAGAACATTTTAATCTAACCGAACAAGGTAGATTACTGAAAGATAATCCAGAACTATACGAAAAATTAAAGGCGCAAGCTAAATAAAAAGGAGAAATGATAAATGGTTACAAGATTAGAAGATGTTATTCAACCAGAAGTATTTACAAATTATGTTATTAAACGAACAGAAGAAAAGTCAGCATTACTACAAAGTGGAATTATCGAACGAAACGCAGAATTTGATGCTTTAGCAAGCACTCCAAATACACTGATCAACATGCCATTCTGGAATGACTTAGATGGTGAGGATGAGGTCATTACTGACGATGGTAAATTTAAAGCTGGAAAAATCACATCCAGTAAAGACGTCGCTCGTAAACAAATGAGAGGTCGTATGTGGGGAGCGAATGGTTTATCTGCTTACCTATCAGGTGATGACCCAATGGGAGCAATTGCGGACTTAGTATCTGATTACTGGGCACGTCGTGAGCAAAAGATGTTACTAGCAACGTTAGATGGTGTTTTCAAAGCTTCTAACATGAAAGCAAATGTATTAGACATCACTGGTGAATCAGGTGACGCTGGTGTCTTAACTGGCGAAACATTTATTGACGCTACACAGTTATTGGGTGATAACAAAGCACTACTAACTGGAGTTATGATGCACTCAGCGGTTGAATCTCACCTTAAAAAGTTAGATTTAATTGAAACAGTTCGCCCAAGTGATGGTGGATTACCAATTAGTTACTTCCAAGGTCACCGTGTGATTGTAGATGACGCAATGGACTACAACACAAGTGATTTAACTGGTTCTATGTACCTCTTTGGTTCTGGTGCAATTGCTAAAGGTGTTGGTTCTCACCCAAACATCATCACAACTGAAATCGATCGTGATGCTCAATCTCACTCAGGTGAAGATTTCTTAATTAACCGTAACATTCAGTTGTTACACCCTCGCGGAGTTAAATGGACAGAGAAATCAGTGAACGAAGAGTTTCCAACAAACGATGAATTGGCAACTGGTACTAACTGGAATCGAGTTTATAAACCAAAAGCGATTCGAATTGTTAAATTTACGTTCAATACCGTAGCAACACCAGAACAATCAGGCGGTACTGGAGAATAATGAAACTAAAATAAAAAGAAAGGGTGGTGTTCATTGTCCATATTAGATCAAGTGAAACGACTGAAAGGGATTGATGATGAATTACAAGATAAATTGCTCGAGGAAATTATTAATTTAGTGACTTCGGGCGTTATGGGTTACATCAATTCTAAGCGTTCTGAGCGACTTGATGAACTACCTGATGAATTAGATTACATCATCGTAGAAGTGGCTACAAAACGATTTAATCGGCTAAATTCAGAGGGCTTAACTTCTAAGTCCGAAGAAGGTAGTTCACTAAGTTTCGAAGAAGATTATTTGAGCGAATATCATGATGTACTAAATGAATACACCGATATTCCATCGGGGCGAAGCACCATCAAAATGTGGTGATATGAATGATTTATAACGATCGAGTGGCCATCATCACCGAGGAATATGAAGAAGGTCAATTTGGAGAGCCCATTTATAAAGGGAAACAAGAAAAAGTTGTTCCCGCAGATCACTCTCCATTAACTGATAAACAACAACTGGGTTATTTTGGAACGTATAACAAAAAAGCTTTCAAATTACACTTACAAGGTGTATATAAAGATATTGTACGTATCAAATATAAAGATCAAGAATATGATGTTTCAGATGTTATCCATCATGGGTACTCAACGGTACTGGTGATTGAATGAGAGTTAATTATCGGATGAAAGGTTTAAATAAATTCTTACGCCAAGTAAGGAAAAAACCAAAACAAGTGGAAACACAAGTTGATCAAGAGCTAGCACGTTCATCGTTACGAGTCGAACGTGGTTCCAAAATGCTAGCCCCTTGGGATACAGGGTGGATGTCAAATAATATTTATTCAGATAAAGAAGGGAAACTGAGGTTTCGAGTGGTTAGTCCGGCGAATTATTCGGTTTAGTAACGTAGACCCAGTACACAGTGATGTGTATTTGCAAATCGGGCAATATCGGTGAAAGTCTTATAATATAAGCTTTCTTTCGAGTTAGGGACATGGTATAATAGTGATAATGAAGGGCGGTTATCATTATGTATGAAACAATAGATGTTTCTGAAAATAGAGGAAGTAGGTTCAATGATTTAACAGGTGAAAACTTTGGAAGATTAACAGTAATTGGTTTATCCCCAAGACGTTCAGGAAGAAAGTCGTATTGGGTTTGTCAATGTAATTGTGGGAATAAAGTTGTAGTTAGAAGTGATATTTTAAAAGCTGAAACTACACAATCTTGTGGTTGCATGAAAAAAGAACAAGATAAGATAAACCTAACAGCAAATCATAGTCATAAAGAAAGTGGAACTCACCTTTATAATACGTGGTTGGGAATGAAACAACGTTGTTATGACAAAAACTCAGAAACATATAAGCATTATGGCGAAAGAGGTATAAAAGTTTCTGATGAGTGGAAGAATGACTATACTAAGTTTGCAGAATGGGCTAGAGAGAACGGTTATTCGGAAGGTTTAACTATTGAGAGAATTAATGTGAATGGCGATTATTCTCCAGATAATTGCACTTGGATTCCTTTCGCGGAACAAATGAATAACAGACGTTCATCTATTATGATTGAGTGGAATGGACAAGTAAAGAATCTAAAGCAGTGGTCGGCAGAGCTAGGTTTACCTTATAGTACTATTCACACACGGTACACCAGAGACAATCTAAGACCACCTGAACTATTCAAGCCATTAAATAAAAAATATATGCCTAAATTGGTTACTTGGAATAATGAAACCAACAATTTGGCAGTATGGTCTAGGAAGTATGGACTTAATCGTAAAACCGTTCAACAAAGATATAATCGCGGCTTAAGACCACCAGAATTATTTGAACCCGTTAAAAGATAAGATAACACCGAGATAATTATTAAAAATAAAAGTTTAATAACATCGTAGAGCATAGGTTTTGAACCTGTGCTTTTTGTTTGTTCAAAAAGTGCAGAATATAATAAACCCAAGAGTGTCCGACAACTTTATGAGTTGATGATGTATGCCGAACTATATGGCGACATATAGAAGTAAGAGATAAAAAACTCTTGCGATAACAAAATTGTACGTTGAATTGGGTACTCGTTATCAAGCAGCGCAACCCTTCTTTTTTGTTGCATTAGAAAATGAATATCCAAAACTAATGAAAAACCTAAACAAGATCGTGAAAGGGTGATGTGATTGCAACCTTCTAGTTTATTTATCGGTAACACAAAGGTGAACCTTGAGGAATCTCTCGGGTTCCCTTTTTATTTTGGACTACCCAGTCCAGAAATAGCTGAGCCGTTAGGGGTTGTCGGGAATCACAACGCCGATGACTCACGAACGGCAAAAAACGGTCGATTAATTGAAGATTTGAGATTACAAATCGATATTTATTTGCCGAAACAATACAACCTTCTACAGGTGAATGAGATACGAGATAAAGCAATCCGAACGATTGGAAGAAAAGGAATTAACTCAAGTGTGACAACAGATGATTCAACCAATCGTGAATTATGGCGAATCAACATTAATATATCAAAAATTATTTAAAAAGGAGAAATGCAAACATGGTTAAAACAACAACTACACAACCAATTGTTGGGAATAAGGTTGTCTATTTCACTCAATCTGTTTTAGCAGAATTAGGCGCTGAAGCAATTATGCCAGCTTTCCAAACAGATGGGAGTACAACATTTGGAGGTTCATTCTTAGATGAACAATCAAAACAAGGACGTATTTTACAAAAATCGACAGATGAACACGCTATTGAGCTTACACAATATTACTCACCAGACGATGAATCACTGATTGACACAGAAGAAGCACAAGCTGAGGGTCGTTCCCAAAAAGTTTGGCGAGTAGTTATTGATGAATCAGTTGCTGAAGAAGGAGATCGTCCGAATGAGAAATTATATCCAGCGCACTTTGGATTTGGTCGAGTAGAAGAAATCTCTTATTCAGACGGTGAAGATTTAGTGGAAGCTTCATACACCTTAAATATTGTCGGTCGTTTACAACGAGGTATGTTCCCGCTAACGGATGAAGATATTGCGGTTATTAACACGCTATACGACTACCAAAACCCAGGGGAATCTACTGGAGACTACGACGATATGGAATTCGAAGAAGATCAACCAGCAGGTGGCGAATAATATTTATGAGGGGATTATTTCCCCTCTTTTTATTTAAATTTAAAGGAGAATGTAAAAATGGCATTAGTATTTAACGTAAATGGAAACGAACAGGAAATTAAATTTGATTTTAGAACATTATTTAAAGCAAACCGTAAATTATCTACTGAAAACCCAGAAACTAAACAAAAGAACAATGATGGTGCACTGAATCTGTTTTCAGCTATCAACGATGGTTCAGAAGAAGGAATTATTGACCTCATTCAACTAACCTCTAAAAAGAAAGTATCAGAAGAACAGGCACTTGAAGCAATGGAAAATTACATGCTTGAGTCAGGATTAGACGAGGAAGAAGCTTACAATCAAATCTTTGTGGATGTTAAAGAAGAAATTTTAGATAGTGGTTTTTTCGTCGGGAAACTCAAGAAACAAATCGAAAGCGTGGAAAAGGGAGCAAAAACCATCGAGAAACACGGAACAGACGAACAGAAAACACAAGTAGGAGTCATGAAAGACATGATCGCTTCAGTCAAGAACGAGATCTACTAACTCAATGTGCTCGTCTTGGTTTAACAGATAGTGATTGGATATTATCTCGCTACTATTGGGAACTCGAAGCTGTATTCGAAGGGAAATTACTTGAGAAAGTAGACCAACGAGAAATGTTGGCCGAGTTGGCCATGAAGGTGAGATATACCATTCATTCTGAGGATCCTAAACCAAACAAAATATTCAATAAGAAACAAGAAGAACGTGAAGTTAAGAAAATGTTTAATAAAGGTGTCAACAAAGACCCTGTTAAAAAATCATTAGCTGAACGTATCAAATACGCCAATGAATACTTCAAAAAGAAAGGAGCGAGAAATGAATAATAGTGGATCATTAAATGCAATAATTGGTGCCGATATAGGTGGCTACCAAAAAGCAATGAATGACGTAGAAAACTTAACAAGACAAGCATTCAATAGCGCAAATAAAGCAGCACAATCAGGTAGTCAAGGTATGTTAAGAACAATTCAAGTCATGCTCTCATCTATTGTTCGCTCAACGAATAGTGACGTTAATCGAATTCTGAACCAATTTTCAGGTGGATTCACTGAAGCGACAGCTATCTTTCGTCGTGTCGTTGCTGGTATCGGCGAAAAACTACCCGAGCCCTTTCGGCGCGGATTATCGAATGTTTTAGATTTTAGTCGTAACCAATTTAGTTCGTTAGCAACACTCACTGCAAAAACAGCTCGAACTATGGGAAGTAGTATGCAAAGTTTTGCTGATAAATTACCAGCACCATTGGGAAACGCAGTTTCGGCAATGGGGAAAAAGTTACAACAATTCGGTTACAGTGTATCGACAACATTCACACGAATGGGTCAGACTGCATATAAGACATCGAACGACATTAAACAAACGACTACCAATACGATTGATCAAATATTAAATGCATTTAAATCTAAAATATTAGAACCCTTTACTTCGGGGATAAAAGGAATAGGAACAGCCTTTAGTAATGCCTTCAAAGGTATAGGGTCAATTATTAATAATAGCTTAATTCAACCAATGGTGAATGCTGGTAAAGCAGTATTGAACTTTGGAAAAATTATGGGGAATGCTTTAATTGTAGAACCCTTTTTATTAATTCGTGACGCGATTGTTGGAATTACAAAAGCAATTGGTTCGGGATTATTGAATGCAGTAAGAAGAACAGGAAGTTTTGTTAAAAACTATATGTTGGCACCACTCATGGAAGTGGTCGATGTAGCGGTTCAAATCGCAAGAGAATTTGGACAGGCTGTGTTAAGTGCTGTTACTAAAGTCGGACACACAATTAATAATTATTTCCTAACGCCTATTATGAATACTGTCAAATGGGTAGGTAATTTAACGGCAAGAATCGGAAAAGGTTTACTAAGTGCCGTCCAATCAGTGGGTCGTTTTATTAACACTTATATGATCCAACCTCTCGTTTCAGTTGGTCGGGTTGTATTAGATATTACTCGTTATTTCGTGAGTTTAGGAGCAACAATTGCTAGAGATTTAATGCGTCCTATTTTTGCGGTAGGTCGAGCAATTAATACTTATATTTTACAACCTATTATGAATGTGGGTCGTCAATTTGCTCAAGTCGGTCGAGATTTTGCTTCTCAAATGGGCAGTTCATTCCGTAGTATCGGTACAGCCTTTGGAAACACGTTTAATGTAATCGGACAAGGTTTCATGCGATTGCCAAGATTTGCTGCAAATGCAGTCAATCAAGTAGCTGATCGTTTTAATCCGTTGGTGACTAAAGCAGGAAACGTTTCTAACCGAATGGTTACTTCGTTTTCTCGTGGATTTAATAACATGAACCGAGTCGCCGGAAACGTCTTAAATAAAATCAGTCAGAAATTCGCCACCGGCACAAGAGGTGCGAATGGTTTCAAAGATAGTGTTATGCAACTAGCTAGTGCGTTTAGTTTGGCTGGGTTAGCTTCAAAGGCCATTAATATGATCACTTCATCATTAGATGGAGCCATTAGTCGTTATGATACGTTAAACCAATTCCCACGGATTATGGAAATGTGGGGCTTTAGTGCAGAAAGTGCAGACGGTGCTATGGATCGATTGGTCGATGGTATCGATGGTCTACCGACTAGATTAGACGACATTACAGGAAACGTACAACGATTAACATCGGTCACTGGTGATTTAGACGGTTCAACGGACGCAGCGATTGCATTAAACAACGCATTCTTAGCAAGTGGAGCAAGCACTGCTGACGCAAGCCGTGGTATGGAACAATATATTCAAATGTTATCCACCGGTAAGGTCGATATGCAGTCATGGCGAACACTACAGGAAACAATGCCGGGAGCATTAAATCAAACAGCAGAAGCCTTTGGGTATGCTGGAAATAGTGCAACCCAAGATTTCTATGAAGCGTTGAAAGATGGAGAAATTACCTTCGATGATTTCCAAGATAAACTAATCGAATTGAGTGGAGAAACGGGTGGTTTCGCAGATCAAGCAAGAGAAGCTACCAAAGGTATTCGAACATCCTTCCAAAACTTACAAACGGCAATTTCACGTAACATGGAAGGTATTATTCGTAAATTCGATGAAGTAGCAGATTCAAGAGGTTTACCGGGAATTGCAGATATGCTAGACGGTGCTAAGGTAGCTGTAGACGAATTAGGAACAGCGGTTCAAAATGTTGTACCGAATATAATTGATGGTTTCATGCGATTATCCGGTTTTGATTTAGTCGCTATGTTAGCTATACCAAAACTATTAACACTCACTGGTAAATTAGGTGTTAAATTAGGCGGTTTAAGTACTCATGCTCATAATGGAGCAGACGGTATTTTAAACGCATTTAAAGGTACGCAAGGGGCTTTTAAGGCTTTAAGTGATAATACCTTAGGTTTCAAGAAAACAATGTCTACCGTTGCTAATTCAGGAGTACAAGCACTAGGTGGAATGGTCTCAGCTATTACCTCAATAGCTAGTGTAGCCTTATCAGCAATTGGTCCAACGGCAATATTAGGATTAATCGTTGTTGGTTTAGGTATTATTCACAAATCATTTGGTACAGAAATTAATAATATGCTGAATATGGTGACTGAAAAGGCACCAGAAGTCATTGGTAGATTTGTCCGAGGAATTGCTGAAAAATTACCGGATTTAATTTTAGCCGGAACAGCGATGATTGAACAATTAACAAGCACAATTGTTGCATTACTACCTATGGTTATGGACGCAGGAATGTTTGCATTATCTTCATTAATTCGAGGAATCAATGCCCAATTCCCAAGTTTAATTAATTCAGCGCTTCAGATTATTACTGTACTAGCAACAAGTATTCTAAACGCCTTACCACAACTAGTCTTAATGGGAATGGAAATAATTTTGGCGTTCGTCCAAGGAATCATGGCAAATACGGATGCGATTATCCAGTCAGCACAAACGATTCTCTTTGGATTTATTAATTCATTTGTCGCGAATTTACCTGCGATTATTCAAACAGGAGTTCAGATTATTTTATCTCTGATAGATGGATTAACAGCGATGATGCCCCAACTACTCGTTATTGGTTTTCAGGCACTCATTTCGCTTGTCGAAGGAATTTTTGCCAATTTACCTTTACTCCTTAATGGAGCAATTGCGATCGTTCAAAGTTTAGCAAATTTTGTGATTGCGAATTTACCGGTACTTTTAAGTATGGGAATGCAACTTCTGATGACGATTATTAACGGAATTTTCCAAAACTTGCCAGCGCTCATGAATGCTGGAATTCAAATTATTATGATTCTAGTTCAAACATTTATTTCGATGTTCCCTCAAATGATAATGTTAGGATTTGAGCTGATTACTAATATAGCAACCGGAATCGCTCAGAATTTACCTCTCATCATTTCTGCGGGAATCCAGCTAGTCCTTGAATTTATAGTTGGTATTTTTGGTATGCTACCTGAAATTTGGACCGCTGGATGGGAAATTATAAAAGCACTCGGTCGAGGATTACTCGAAGCGATCCCTAATATTCTGACCGGAGCATGGGAAGGAATAAAATCCGGATTTGGAAGTATGTGGGATTGGATAACTGGTAAAAACGAAGAGGGTGTCGCACAAACAGGAAATCAATTCAATACCATGAACACTAATGCGACAAACTCAACATCACAAATGGCTACTAACGTACATTCGAATGCAACAAATGCTACGAATTATTTAAATACAGCAAGCTCACAAGCTCAAATAATGGGTACTAATAATTATAGTTCTTTAGCCAATAATGTTGGGAACTCAATGAGTACGATGAGCGGAAACGTAAATAGCCAAATGGGTAGTCAATTATCATCTGTAAGTACAAACACCGGTCAATTATCATCACTTGGATATGGTAACTATCAAGCTCTGGCTGGAAACGTGTCAGGCACATTGAGTGGTATGACTGGGGATGTAGATTCCCAAACAGGCTCACAATTAAGTACAGTATCTACGAATTTAAGTGGTGTGAGCAACGCTGGTTCTACTGAATATAGCGCTTTAGCTGATTCAACCAGTAGTTCTCTAGCAAGCATGACAACAAGTGTTGAAACAGAAACACAAGCTCAACAATCAGCAGTTGAAGATGGTACAAACGCTTCAAACAAACAAGCTGAAAAAAGTTATAACGATATGGCAAAAACTGCTAAACAAGCATTAACTCAAATGACTCAAACATCGAAAAAGTCATTTAATGATATTAAAACCCAAACCAGTAGCGCAATGAAATCAATGCTTACAAATGTACGGAGTTCACTAACCAGCATGCGCGTTGCGTTTAGTAAAGCAATGAGCCAAATTACTTCAAACACGCGTCAACAAATGAACGCTTCAAAAGCGGTTGTGAGTAGTTCAATGCGTCAAATGGTTTCTGCCATGAGAAGCGCAACATCACAAGCCAGATCAGCGGGTATGAATGTTGGTTTTGGTTTCCGAAATGGTTTATCAAGTACCAGAGGTTCGATCATTGGTACAGCTCGCAGTATCGCAAGCACAGTAACCAGTACCATTAGTAGTGCTTTAGCGATTCGCTCACCATCTCGTAAATTAATCGAGTTAGGTAGTTATGCAGGTGAAGGTTTAGATGTTGGTTTAGCGGGTTGGATTGATAACATCAAGAAAACATCGCTACAGTTAGCACAAGCCATGATGTTAGATGATTATGAATTACAAACATCACTGGCAACAAGCGCAAGCATTGAAAGCTCAGGCGTATCTTCAAGATTGGATAACCTAAGCGATGAAGTTCAAAACGTTGAACGTGTCGAACCAGTGTTTGAAATTCATAGCCATTGGGATGGTGAAGAAGTTTACTATTATGTTAAACGAAAAGATGCCAGAAAAGAAAACACAACCAAGTATTTTAGAGATTAGGAGGGGATAACAATAGATTTATTAATTACAAAAAGTAACGAAGAATTTAAATTATCGGATTTAGGTTTGGATGTGAAAGATATTGAAGAATCCTCACCTAGTTTAGATGTTAGTTATCGTACAGTGACCAATAGAAGTGGACGTACACGTACTAGTAGTCAATTCGTAGTTAAAACAATCAGGGTTGTTGGTAGTTTTTACACCAGCAACCTTTTTGATTACGAAGAATTAAAAGACACATTAAACGGGAAATTAGTGAATCAAGATGCTTATTACATCACAAAAATGCTACCAGTCAATGATGGGTTTTATGGATTTGAATTACCCGGAGAAACGATAGGAGATCTTGAACCACTGGAAGCTGAACATGAAGAATATAAATATAGATACAACGTCGTTTTAACGGATTATTCTACAGATTTTAGAGGACGTTCTAATCGAGGATTGTTATTTGATTTTGAAATGTCTTTTGAAACAGATTCGTTACCGTTTGGTGAAACCGAATCAAGGAATATTACGGTAACAAACGAAATTCAGTACCGTGGTACAGCTGATAATAGTCAACTAGAGTCACCTTGGTTTGTAAGGGTAACAGCCACACAAGAACAACAAGGTGATTTTTATTTTAGAATTGGCAACCGAACATTTGAACATAATAGTTTAACCCCAATAGAGGACGGTGATGTTTTTGAATTGCGAGGTGTAGAAACCAGATTAAATCATTCAAACATTAATGAATATACAAACTATGAACATTTTATTTTAACTAAAGGAACAAATAATATTGATACTGATTTTATTGGAACCATTGAAATTATTGATTTGAAAGAATTTTACAAGTAATGAGGTGATAAATTGATAAGAATAATTGACCATGAAGGTAATGGTTATGGCGCACAAGCTGAAATTACACGTAAAAAAGGTGTAAATGGTGAAAAATCATTAACCGGTGTGATCTATACAAATGAAGAAGTTTTACACGGTGTGGATCGCGGTTGGAAACTAGAATTTGAAAATGAAATATATGCTTTTACATTCGCCTTACCAAAGGACACTGGAAATCGAATTGAGTTGGATTTTGACGCAGTACATGAGTTCTTTTTTGATATGAGTAAAGATAGCCAAAATGATTTATTAAATGATGGCTCTCATACGTTTAAAGCCTATTTAGATTTTATCTTTGGTGATACTCCATATAATTACTCGCTAGAAGTAGACGTTTCAGCATTTGAAAAAGAAACATTTGGGCAAAGGAATAGACTAGATTTATTTTATGACGTCATAGATACAGCGGGTGTCGAGTTTAGCGTGAATGGTAGTACCGTAAGAATTATTGAAAGAGTGGGTAATGATCTATCCACAATTGTTAAAAAAGGTTTTAACCTCAACGATTTACAACTTGAAAAAAATATCGGTAATTTTGTCACCTATCAAAAGGGATTTGGTGCGTGGAATGATGATGAAGACCATTCCAAAGGTCGCTTGGAAGTTGAATACCTAAGTCCGTTAGCTGAAGTTTATGGGAAGTTAGACGCTGATCCAATTGTTGATGAGCGATATACCGTTAAAAGTAACTTAGAAAACCGCCTAAAAAGTAACGTAGAAGGTAGTTACCAAATTAGTGTACAAATTGATATGGAAGATTTAACTCGTGCGGGATATGAATATAAACAACCACACGAGGGCGATAGTATCATGGCGATTAATAAAGATTTAGGGTTCCAAAGAAAAGTAAGAATCGTCAGTTATGAAACAGATTTCGATGTGGAAGGTAATATTTTAGACCACAGAATAACCTGTAATAGTGTTGGAATGGTTGAAGAATCTATACTAAGTAATAACAGCATTAAAAACAGTATCAAAGAGTTACAAACAGATTTAGAACTCACTCGAAAACAAGTGATTGAATTTAATATTAGTGCTGACGGTAAATCTACTAACTATTATGGACCAATTGAACCAAGTCCAGACGATTCCAAATTACGTATTGGTGACACTTGGTTTGATTCTAGCGGAGAAGATACCATTGTTAAAGTCTGGAACGGTGTTGAGTGGCGCAAGTCTGGTGCTGATGTTGACGCTATTAGACGTGAAGTCGAACAAGCCCAACAAGACATCGCTGCCGAACGCCAACGCATTGATGTAGTTGTGGACGATATGAATACGGCTGTAAGCGATGCAGGATTCCTTGACTTGTCAGGTGCCTTAACAGGTATTCAACAAATTAGTCAGACGGCTCAATCCAACGCAGAAAATGCACTTGCTCAATCTCTAAACGCAATCAGTGACGCAAGCATAGCCTTATCCAACTCAACAGATGCGTTGTCGCAAGTCGCAA